AATACCTGAACGATACCGCTGTCCACACTGGCACCTGGTTTGCCATCCAAGCGACCGAGGCGACCGTACTTGCAGCCCAATCGAGCAACATCACGAACTTGGATGACATTTGCCACGGGCAGGACGCGACCTCCCTCGCCGCCAACACGGTCATTTACGGGAACTTCACCAGTATCGACCTCCAGAGCGGCGCCGTAATCGCCTACAACATCTGATGCCTCAAGGACTCGGAATCCAGTTGGGTTTGGGCGGCGGAAGAGCCGCCACCTCGTCCGGCGCGCCTTCGTCCGGCGGGAGTGCGTGGGCTAACGCCGCAAGCGTAAGCGTTGATGGAACGGACGACTACATGAGTCTTGGGGACGACACGGTGATCCAGGATGGTTCGTCGGGGGCGTTCACATGGTCTATATGGGTGAAAACATCAGATGCGGTAGGCGCTATGTTTATCGCTAAGAGCCGTGAAGCGGCAGGTTCAAACGCAGGTTATAGAACTTTTGAAATGGGAAGTTCTGCCGGAAATAGTAATCTATATTTTGTCATTAAAAGCGCCGGTGGGACAACCCGCTATCCATACTGGTCGAACGGGTTGAACGGTTCAAACGTTTCGGACGGCAATTGGCACCACTTGGCATTCGTCAATGAAGGAACGGGTGGCGTTCAGCTAATTTACTTTGACGGAGCCTCACAGACTTTGACCGGAACGAAAACGGGTCTCGTATGCAGCACCGCCAGCCAAGCGCTTTCCGTTGGAGCTATGGAAGGGGATGCCGTTACCGGGTTTTACCTAGACGGCCTCGTGGACGAAGTGGCCGCTTGGTCATCTGCTTTATCCGCCGCTCAAATAACGAACATCTACAAGGGCGAAGAAAGCGGCGGAAGCGGAGGTACGAATGGAACGCCCGGTGACCTTTCTACGTTCAGTCCAGTAGGGTATTGGCGAATGGGTGACATCAATGGTTCAAGCGGAACTACCATCACCGACCAAGGTAGCGGTGGAAACAATGGAACCCTCGTGAACGGACCAACCTATTCAACCGACGTGCCGTCATGAGCAAAACTTACGTAATTCTCAATGCATCGGAGGTGGGCGACATCGTGTTTTCCGAAGTGGATGAAACTTCTGCGGATACCTTGAGGTACAACGTCGCAGGAACCAAGACTGTGGTGAAGTACGAGGGGACGACCCCCAGTTTCCTGGAGGGCAAGACCCAGTACACTCACACCCAAATCCTTACCGAAATGGCGAAATCCGAATGGACTCCTGACCGCGATCCGCCCGAATGAAAATTGCTTTCGCCATGACCGCATTAACTTTAGCCACTTCCTGCTCGATGCGCTCGCTGATAACTCCTGCGGCAACGGTGGGCGGTGCGGCGGCGGGAGCATTGGCGGGTCCGGGTGGGGCCGCATTAGGCGCGGGTGTAGGGTATGCCGGTGGACGAATATACCAGTTAAAAGGGGAGAACGAGGAATTGGTGGACGCCATCACCCACGGCGACGTCAAGGCCATCGCAGCCGCTCACTTAAAGGGCGAACTCGCCGAGCACAAGTCGGGCTTCGAGAAGTTTGCAAACGGGGTGAAGACCATGCTGTACGTGGCGGGAGCACTCCTCCTCTGCTACTTGGCGATACCATTCATCTATACCAAGCGCTGCCTGAGAAAGCATACGGAGTCGGTTACTCGGGCGCCCTTCCCGATCAAGGAAACCAAGCGCACCACGGGGGCGAACAAATGAAGAACTTGAAACTACTTCACGAATTTTATGCGGGGCTAACCAAGCGCGCGAAAGCCCTATGTTGGCTGGCCGCGATAGCCGGACTGCTCATCATTGTCGAATGCTTGTCGGGGTGCTCATGGAAATTTTAGCGGACAGAACGTTGTGGGGTGGGATCGGCGGATGGGTGACTTCGGTCACCTTGGCCCAATGGTCGCACGTTGCGGGAATCACGGCAGGCTTGGCTACTACGGTATTCATGGTCATACGAATCGTTCAGGTGCTGCGGAAAGGGAATGGCTAGGTATTCCAAATACGGCCCGCTGGACGACCGGGTAGTCGCCGAGGGCGACCACGGCTTCCGGGCAATCGACTCGTACCTGGAGTCCACCACTTTGAGGGGCGGGTTCGTGGCCACGTCCGAGAACTTTAGATTGGACGGGGATACGGCCACGGTCAGGAAGGGCATAGACTTTCTTGCGGGTGGAGTAACTTTAAGCTACAGCGCGGGCACGGAGCAAGTATTCGCCTCGACCTTGTTCAGCGATCCAGCCACGGGGAACGAATACCTTGTGGTCGCCACGAAGGACAAGGCAATCCTCTGGAATGATTCAAACGCCTCTGGTATCGACATCGACTACCCCGGAAGTGAGGTCGTGGCGACTGCCGACGGCGCCAGCTTTTGCCAGAACTTCGACCAGTTGATCCTCTTTCGCGGCAGCTCCAAGCGCCCCTTGACTTGGGACGGCAACACCTCCAATGACTTTACGGTCAAGACCGCCTCGGCGAGCGGAGCGGGCATAGCCTGCCCGAACACGGACTTCGGGCTTAGCTTCCGCAACAGGCTGATAATTCCACAGCCCACAGACAGCAAGTATACCGTATTAGCGTCCGATCTCCTTGCTAGTGATAACTTTACGACAGCCGACTCACAATTCAGAATTAACAAGGGTTCTGCGGATTATTTAGTCGGCTTCTACCCATACATGGAAGACCAGCTCATCGTATTCAACCGCAACTCGATCCACTTAATCAACAACATCGCGACCACCTCGGCGGCAAACACGTACGAGATTACCCGCCAATACGGATGCGTTGCCCGCAAGAGTATCGCCGCCAGCGGCCCACAGATTTACTTTTTGTCCGACTCGGGGGTAATGGTAATGCAGCAAGGTCTCGATCCAGCGAAGGGCTTGGGGGTAGCAATCTCGAAGGTAAGCGGCGAGGCAGTCCCGTTGAGTCAGCAAATACAGGATCAGTTCGCCGACGTAAACTTTGCAAATGCCTCGGGCGCTGCGGGAATTGTGTACGACAACAAGTATTGGCTCGCGGTGCCAACGGGCACTTGCAGCAGCGCCGCAAACAAGACGAAAGCCGCTTGCACCACCGCAGGCGGAACCTGGACGGGAGCGACCACGAACACGGCGGTATTCTGCTACGATATAATTAATGGTGGCTGGACTAGCGTTGACCGCTACCCGGACGCATTCGGTTCCCTCGACTTTGCGGTGGACGATTGGGTAGTCTGTTCCCACGGGAGCAACCCCACCCGTCGCCGACTATTTGCCTGCAACACAACGGGGTTTTACTTAATGGAGGAAAACGCCACCGACGACAGCGGTCGCAAGATCGGCAGCTCATCGGAGGACGCGACGACTGCCATCGCCGCCAAGCTCAAGACCCGCAGCTACACGTTCGAGGACATGTCGGTAAAGTCCTGGCATCGCGGACAACTCGGGGTGGACGTCACGAACGGCGATGCCTTCACGGTAAAGCTTAACACAACCGACCCGAACTCCACCACCACCGTTCACACGGAGTCCACTTCATCGACCGAGGACAAGATCATTCGCTTTGGTCTCTCGCGTGCGCGCGGCTATTCGGCTAACCTAGAAATCGACGTTACCGCCGGCCGTCCGACCATCCGCCATTGCTTGGTGGAAGCCTCGGGTGTGGGCATGAACATCGTAAGGGAGATCGCTTGAGTGGCAATCAGCGGCAGCGTTACGAGGGGCTTTACGTTTGCGACCGGCGTGGAAGTGACCGCCGCCAACCTGAACGAGCTTGGCACGCCCACCGTAAGCGTTGCGACACCCATTGCCGTGGGCAACGGCGGAACCAACGCCACCACCGCATCCGCCGCCCGGACGAACTTGGGCCTAGGAACGATTTCAACGCAAGCGAGCAATGCCGTAGCCCTGACCGGGGGCACCATAAGCGGCACCATAATGACTTTACCATCATACGCCGTGAGCGGCGTTCCATCCGCATCACCTGCCGGACAACTGATCTACGTCACCGACGGAAACTCGGGCGCGGCTACCGTAGCCTGCTCGGACGGCTCGAACTGGAAGGTCGTGGCGCTGGGAGCGACGATAAGCACGTGAGCGCAATACCAAAAGTTTTTCCGATCCACACCACGGAACTGCGGGCAAAGGTTGCGGAAGCCGGAAAGGAGGACAACCATGACGTAAGCGTAGCTACGCATTATCTCGTTAAAAATGGGGAAATCGCGGGAGCCTGGAACCTAGGGGGAATTCCTATGGTAATGAATTGGCAGCACTCCAAGAAAATCAATTCGCGGGACTCATTGTATCTTCAGGAGACTCTGGACGCACTCATGCGCGAACGAGGACACAAGATATACCTGTCGGCTTGCGCCACCGACAGTCCATACCGCCCATTCATGAACAAGCTTGGATATGAGTTGGTGATGAGTAGTGACATTTTTGCAAAATCAACGGAGATATAATTATGGGACTTTTTTGTACTAACATAAGCGGGGGATCAGCCCCCCAACAGCCTTCATATGGCGAAGGTATGGCGGACGCGATGAAGGCCCAGATGGAGATGCTTACGGGGCAAACCCTTGGGGAGGGCGAGTCTTTCGAGGAACTCTACGCCTCGGCGCTTGGCAGGGAAGGCGGCACCCTAGCGGACATCATTC